CCACGGTCGTCATGCGTGACAGCGTCGGTAACCTTCTCAAGGATGTGAACCCTTGGGGTGGCACCAAGATGCGGATCGCCTTCGAATTACGTGACTACTACATCTCTGGCAACGGCATGTGCGGCATCAAGCTGAACATCAACCAGGTGCAGATCGTCGAACTCGTTGAAGGTGACGGTGCCGGTACGAATCCATTCGATGCTGTCGATGGTGGCTTCGTTCAGGAAGACACACCAGAAGACACTTCATCCGATGATGAAGACGCTGTGGAAGATGATGACGACTTCTAAGCGTCGTGGAATGATCGAAGGATACCGGAGTGGTCTCGAAGAACTTGTAGCAGGACAATTGATAACGGCAGGTGTCCCTGTCGAGTATGAGGGATACACCCTCAAATACACCCAGCCTGTTAAAGTTCGTCGATACACTCCGGACTTCATTCTTCCCAACGGGATCGTCATCGAGACCAAGGGACGGTTCGTCACCGCAGATCGACAGAAGCACAAGATGGTCGCGGCACAACACCCGACCCTCGATATTCGTTTCGTATTTTCAAACCCCAACACACGCATCTCGAAACAATCCAAGACCACCTACGCAATGTGGTGTGAGAAGAACGGATTTCTGTATTCCAAGAAGGCCATCCCGGCTGACTGGATAACAGAACCTCAGAACGAGGCCCGTCTCAAGGCAGCTTTCAATGCGCTTGGTTGGACACCATCAGAAGGAAAATCCTAATGGCAATTCTCAAGGCCAAGACGGTCGCTCAGGCCGTTGCTGGTTTCAACAAGGTCGTCGAAGATCTTCGGCGTATCGCTGATGTCCAGTTGAAGTTGCCTAACGACACTCAGGACAAGATTGAAGTCCTCGGTGTCCAGATGGACGCGGCTTATGCAGAGAGTAACAAGGCTCTCAAACTGTCTGACAAACTCGCAAAACTCGTGGAGGTCTAAGATGCAGACACAGTCTCAGCAGATTCTCAAGCATCTCCGTTCCGTCGGAGACATCTCCAACATTGAGGCACAGGGTCTCTATCGTTGCCGTGCGCTTCCGAAGCGCATCAGCGAGTTGAAGGCTGACGGACACATTATCCGTTCAGTGTGGAACAAAGACCACACCGGCCAGCGCTACGTCCGGTATCACTACTATGAGCATAGTGCGTACTAAGACGTGTATGGTTATCACAGGGATCGTGGTCGTGTCCTTCGCTCTGCTTGGTTGCAGAACGGTCACGGTCCCTTGTGATTGCGTTTCTACCGGACACGCCCCCTCTCCTCGGATCACCCAGGTCCGCATAATCTCACCTCCCATCCGTAAACCTCCTCCCCCTACTCCTCCCATCATAAAGGTCGTTCCAAAGAAACCGGAACGCACCATGTGGGACACCCTGCTTGCCCGAAAGGAAAACTAACAATGGTCACTCCCTCGTTCCGAGCGCAGTTGATTAATCGCAGTACATATAATCGCCCTCTCAATGACGAGGGAACTGTGTTTGAAACATGGGAGCAGACTGTTGACCGTGTGATCGGACATCAGCGTTGGCTCTGGGAACGCGCGCAACACCGCACCTTGTCTATCGGACAGGAGAAGGAACTCGAAGAACTCCGGCAACTCATGCTCGACCGCAAGGTTTCTGTCTCAGGTCGGACGCTCTGGCTTGGAGGGACCGAGGTCGCGAAGAAGCGTGAAGCCTCTCAGTTCAACTGTGCCTTCTCACGAATCGAAGATGTCTACGATGTCGTTGATGCCTTCTGGCTTCTGTTGCAGGGCTGTGGCGTGGGCTTCGAGCCTGTCACTGGTACGCTCAACGGGTTCACCGAGAGAACCGAGATTGAGATTTACAGATCAACACGGAACTCGAAGGGTTGTGAACATAATGTCGAGACACTCCAAGACGGTGTCTGGATATTGAAGATCGGAGACAGTGCAGAGTCATGGGCCAAGGCTGTTGGCAAGCTCATGGTCATGAAGCACCCGGTCAAGAAGATCATCCTCGACTTCTCTGAAATCCGTCCAGCAGGACAACGTCTCAAAGGCTACGGATGGATTAGCAGCGGCGACGAAACATTCGCCAAGGCACTCGAAGAAATCTGCAAGATCATGAACCGCCGTGCCGGTCAGCTTCTGACACGTATGGACATTCTCGATCTGATGAACTGGCTCGGGACTACGTTGTCCTCACGTCGTTCGGCAGAGATCGCAGTCGTTCCTTTCACTGATCTGGAAGCTGAAGAGTTCGCTCTCGCCAAGAAGGATCACTACGAGAAGGGACAACCGCAACGTGCCCAGTCCAACAACTCACTGGTGTTCTGGCACAAGCCTACCAAGCTCGAACTCAAAGGTCTGTTCCAACAGATGTTGGATGCCGGAGGGTCTGAGCCAGGATTCATCAACGGCGTGTCTGCGAAGAAACGGGCACCGTGGTTCAAGGGTGTGAATCCTTGTGCCGAGATTCTGCTGGGTAATAAGAGCTTCTGCAATCTCGTTGAAGTGGATACCGGGAAGTTCGTTGGAGATTTCGAGGGGCTATTGACCGCTGTTCGTTACGCCGCTCGCGCTAACTACCGGCAGACCTGTGTCAATCTCAAGGATGGTGTCCTGTCAGACAGTTGGCATGAGTTGAATGAGTTTCTTCGCCTGTGTGGTGTCGGTCTGACTGGTCTCGTGAAGTGGTTGGAAGTCGGTACTACTGGGATGCTCACTGTAATACAATATGCGGCGCGAGAGGGATGCCTCTCCATGGCCGACGAACTCGGCCTCCCTCATGCCAAGGCTGTGACCACCATAAAACCCTCGGGTACTCTCTCAAAGATCATGGACACCACTGAGGGTCTTCACAAACCCCTCGGTAAATATATCTTCAACAACATAAGGTTCTCGATCAAAGACCCGATTGTGGAAGTTCTTGAAGCAGCAGGTTACCGTGTCTTTGATGATCCGTATGCTGCCGACGGACGAATTGTTACGGTTCCTGTATCCTACGAAGACGTCAAGTTCGAAGAACTCATCGTCAACCGCTCCCGTCAAGGTCTCGACAACATCATAATCGAGGTCAACCGGGAGTCTGCGATCACACAACTCGAACGCTACAAGCTGGTGATGGACAATTATGTTGATCATAATGCATCCATTACCGTCAGTTATGCGCCAGAGGAAGTAGCTGAGATCGTCGACTGGTTGCACACTAACTGGGACAAGTATGTCGGTGTGGCGTGGCTGCTCCGCAACGATCCTACCAAGACAGCGAAAGACCTTGGCTATCCCTACCTGCCTCAGGAAGTGGTGACCAAGGAAGCCTTCGACGCCTACGCGTCACAACTGAAACCAGTGGACCTTGAAGCCTCTGCCCAGTCTCTCAACGAACTTGATGTCGAGGACTGTGTCGGTGGTGTGTGTCCTGTTCGATAGGAGGAATTATCGAATGAGCCGTCCAGCAATTACCCTCGAAACCCTCCAGAGATTGGCCGACAAGTTGCCGAAAACTGCGAGAGAAATGAACGGACGCAGCTACCGTGTTCCGTTTTATGCGGCGTCAATGCCGCCCCTGTCGCCTAATGACTATCATGATTACGGTCCCGTCGACGTCACGACCATCACCTTTCACGCCGAATACACAACCATCCGTGATTGTAACGCCATCGCGTGGTTCTATCACGACGTGCTCGTCAAGGTGGTGGTCTGATGACAGTCACTAGAGACTACGTCGTATCCCTCTTGGCTGATGGCATGAATGCCTATCAAGCCAAGGCAGTGTCTTCTGCCATCTACCCTGAGAAGTTCAAGGTCATGTACCCAGCCCTCGGCCTTTGTGGCGAGGCGGGTGAAGTGGCTGAGAAGATCAAGAAGGCTATCCGCGACGACGGATACATTACCGAAGATCGCCGCAAGGAAATCATCTAGGAACTTGGTGACGTTTTTTTTTAATTATAGGGGGTCTACCGAGATCTACACATATTCGACTATTCCACTTTTTTCCAACAGCTGTTGAATGTCAGCGCGGAGGGGTCCGTCTCCCACAAGCACTAATCGCACATGCTC